AGATAGCTCTTTCAATAGAAAGCATAATCTGGTCGAGAAGTTCACGAGAACGGAATTCGAGAAGTTCTGGATTCTCGTAGATTTCCATTGCATCTAGCGAAAGTTTCTTGTAAATCATTTTGTCATAAGCAACACGAATGGTATTAGTCAAAGCTTCATCAACTTTGGTATCACCTTTCTTGTGGCCTTGTGCTTCGTTACCATAATCAGCAGTGCCAGCGAGAGCGTTGTTTCTTAAACCACGACCGTTAGTTCCACCAATGTGGTAAACATAGCTTAAAATGCCATCAGCTTTTTCCATGGCATCAGTAAACATATTGGTGATGTTTAGTGGAGCGCCAAGACCAGTGATAGCATCATTGCTTTTTAGTGCAGCCTCAAAGCGTTGGTCAAACTTGAAGTTCGAGGCTTTTAATGCGTCCCGGATAGCATTGAATTTAGCGGTTTTCGCTTCTTTCTTAGCATCTTTCGAGACGACTGGAGTTTCATTTTTCACAGCTCTATCCCTTGTATAAATGTTAATATTATGGACAACCGTGTCCTTCTTTTCCATAGGCTCAAGTGGGTCAACTGGAGCTTCAGGAGCTTCAGGAGCGGTTTCCTCTGAATCTTTCGATTCTTCTTCCTCGGCTTTTGCAGATTTTTCAGCTTCTGGTGCAGCCGTAGGTTCGGTTTCACTTTCAGGAACGTCAGTAGTAAACTCATCAACGACCTCAGCGGCTTTTTCCACTAGGTCTTCAGCGAGTTTCTGTTTCATAACTGCATTTTCCTTAGGAGTGAGTTCATCTTGAGTTTTACTCATTTCAGATTCTCCGTTGTCTTTGTTATTATTACCATTTTCGGCTTCCTCGGCTTCGCTACCCTTAGCCCCCACCGCATCAGCTTCTTTATGGTCAATAGTTTTAGCACGGGGGTCGTTTCCAGTCAACACCATCGAAATCTCCCGTAATATTCCGATTGGTTCATCAATCTCTAGCCCCACACCATAATAGCCATCAGGATACCAGTCGATGCCAGTAGAATAGCTAGCATCTTGTGATATAGCATAGGCGTGGTCAGCTAACTTATCATCATTCGCAAAATACATTCGTGCATGGAGCCCATCCGATTCCATCCACACTTTACACGAGCCAAACTGCTTTTCAATGGTATCAACTAACTCACCGTCGACCATTTCACCGTGGTCGGCTTGTGCTTTAACTGTGTATTCTTCTGTTTGTTTGTCAGGGTTGGTATTTAGTGTCTTAATCGCTATCGGCTTACCGTCCCTGCCCATCACATAGAGATTATCTAAATCACGGATTTCCCCCGATTCCATAATCTGGCCTGAATTTGCAAGAATGTTCCTAAACCGACGCTCCTCTGAGCTTTTAGCGTCTTTTAACACTGTCGCATCATAGAACTTCATAAGCTTATCATAGCATACTTTTAACGTTTTGAAAAGACAGAAAACAAGCCGTCATTCCGACGGCTCGTCATTATACTCACGCACGATTTTCAATTGTTCCCATAAAGCACTCGCAGTCTTTTGCTCTATACAATCAAAGTAGCAAATCAAAACACACAACCTTTTTTCAACACTATCATCTTCTTTTATTGCACCGAGCTCGTCAAGATGCTTTAACTCGTTCAATACGAATCTCGCATATTTCGGATTAGGCGTGGGCACGAATGGAATTCTTTCGTGGATTTCTTTATGTATAGTGTCCCTAGGTATATTCACTTTACAATAATAAAACTCCCTCAACTCTCTTAACGAGCCAGAATTCCACATTTTACGCATCCATAACAGATGATGCCTATTTAATGCAGAGGTTTCAAGCCTAACGATTTTTCTTTTGCGGTGTTTTTTGTGCTTTTTTAACTTAGCCATATAATCACCCCCTAAATCTGCATGAGTTTTAATGTGCGTGGCGATTTTATTATAGCACAAAAAATTGCTCCCCTAGGTGAGTGGAGGGGAGCTAATTATAGAGATTAGTGGAGGACTTTCATATAATATGAAAGACACTTTTATTATAACACTATTTCTTGGTTTTCTTAGCCTTTTTATCATTTACTACTTTAGACAAGCCAAAAACCGAGCCTAAAAATAACCCTAAAGCGTCTAAAGTAAGTGCTATTTCATTTACTGGAGCATTCCATTGCCAAATATCATTTAAGGATATTAGCAAAATGCTTAAAGCTGGCAAAACAACTGCCACAACCCATCTCAAAATCTCATACGTCCCATGACCTAACATTTTATGCCTTCTTTACTTGTGATGCCGTCCACCAAGCCGTAACAGCACCTTTTTTATTATACTGATTGCACCCGTAATGCTTATTCTCAATCTTTATCACTTTCATTTTCTGATTCTTATAGTATTTGGTCTTAGCACCTGTTCCTTTTGAGGTAGCTGTTCCACAACCATTCACAATCACGGTATCACCGACTTTAATATTAGTTGGTTTAGGAGCTGGGCTAGTTTTAGAAACTACCCTAACGCCATTTAGAAACTCACCCCATTGGAAACTGCTATTCGGTTTCCCTACTCTTTTACCATCTGAGTAATAAGTTCCGTTCAGGCACACTTCTACGTGCCCCCACACGCCCTGAGCACTAAACACCGGCACAGTTACATTTTTTGGTATAGTTGATAACGGGTGTAAAGTTCCTTTACTTCTATTCTCATTCATCGCTAATTTTGCATTGGCGTATTTCGGTCCGATGCCATAGCCTACACGAACATTGTGCAAACACATATTTTTTGTGTGTCCCATTTTAGCTAGGTTAAACGCTTTTACTTGTTTCCAAGCCATTTTAATTCCTTTCTTTTATTATTCATAGATTTCTATGGATTGAGTAGCTTTTGTCACATTAGTTGTGTTAGTCCCAGGCTGATAAACTGTTGGAACACTCGTATTATCTGTTGCATCAGCCATTGCCACACCATAATAGGTGGTATTGTTCGCGAAAAAGTTCATTGTAAAAAATCCATACCACCGATTTTCATCTGTAAAGCGAATCCATTCAGTTCTGGTAGCAACCCCAGAATATGTCATAGCAGTGTTATCATATCGAATGCCGGCATAAGAAGCAGTGGTCGTCCCAGTCTTTTCTACTGGTGTTATTACATTCCCATTTTTAATCCCAGCAATAAACTTTATCCTAGCCGTAGAACCATTGTTGAAACTTCCGTGAATGCCAATATCAATATTGCTAAAAACGTTTGAAGAACCGCGAAATGTTGTAGTAGTTACAACTTTATTAATATTAGATGCTCCGGAATTTATTTGAACCCCAGTCCCAGCATTTACCGTAGCTATAACATATGTATTTCCTTTATCAGATGTGACCGTCATTGTAGTATTAGTAGGACCAACCAAATCTACAATGAAAGGTATATTGCTTTTCGTTGAATTCCAATCTACTTTATCTGCTGGCGTAGAATCACTTGCAAGCAAAGAACCATTCATTTGTGCTAGGCTACCTTGAGTGATATTACTAGCATCCAAATCTGTCGTCCCACTAGCAATAGTCACTTTAGCGAGCACTACATAATAAGCCGTAGTTCCAGATGCTCCATCAGCCGTGATAGCGGTTCTAATATTGCCGTCTGACGGCTCAACTGGTGATGCGTTCGCAGAGCCTTTAACTACAATCAAACCGCACGCACCAGGGTTGTCAGCCGTAGAGCTCGTTCCCTGTGGCGGATTATCTGCATAAGCCACAACCAAATCAATTCTCGAATTAGTAGCAGGTGCAGAACTAATCGTCACCGGCACAGGGCTTTGGCTGATATTATTTATTGTCGTATTGTTGCCATTATTATCAGTAGCAACTGCTACATCTCTTACGCCATTTGCACCGCCTAACGAAACGGTTAAACCAGAACTCACTACACAGCTCCAGCCATTTAATATACCTCTACTATACACGCTCAAATCATCATTGAACGCATTGACAGAGGTTCTCCCATTATAAGCACCATTTGTCCCAATGGCGTTATCTGGATTAGTCATTTATTTTTCTCCTTTCTTATTAGTTCGTTATACTCGGCAAAACTTGCCACTTTCATTTTCACTTTTACGGCATTGCACTTCGGGCAGTTTATTACACAATCTACACTCTTATCAGTATCGCCTAAAATCCACCCACATTTAGGACATCTTATCTTAATCGCTCCCATCGACAATCCTTTCGTCCCAATAACATCGGCAATTCACGTGAGCAGATGTTATTCTACCATTGTCGTTCCAAACATCTTGCTCCCAAGTATAGGTTTCGCCATCCTTATTCACGGTATCAGCAAAGCTTCTCCCTAGTCTAACTGTCTTTCCCTCCATAGCTTTACACACAGGGCAAACTTTACTATCATGCGAAGTCTGCCATACCAATTCCACATTCAGACCATATTTTTCAGCCAACTCCTCATCTCTTTCTAACCTACCACTTCTAATCGCATAGGTCGTTTCGTTTCTCGCAATAGCTTCAGCCCTATATCGTGGCAACACTTCAGCCAACCGGCTTTCAATTTGATTAGCACTTAACCCTGGTGTATTTAACACCTCTTGCACCTTGCTATCGGTATAACCCATATAGCCCTCGGCTAAGTCTTTAGCACGGCTTCTGATTCTTTCTTCTAACGCTTCACTCACATAATATTCACCGTTGCTGATAGTTTTTAAAATCTCACTCGCAACATCTTTCTCAGTAAGTAAAGCCAACGCTTCAGCACCAGCCTTTTCACCGTCTAACGCACTTCTTTTTAATAACACGGTCATTCTATCTATCACTTTATCAACATCAATATTTTTAATACCGTGTTCTTTTTTAATCGCTTCAGCCAACTCAACTAGCACCTTGTATAATCTTTCTTCTTGTGCCGTCATTGGTGGCAATTCATCTAAACTATGGTGGCAGGTGCAAGTATGCTCCTTAACATCTGCCTTTTTTGCTTTTGGGTGTTTGCTTGCCTCGTCTTTACTTTTAACTTCAGCTTCTTCAACGCTATAATCAACTGAGATAGGAGATAACAACGCACCTGTGATGCCCTTGTTATAGATTCCCTCAGCCGCCGCAGTCCAGTTGTCAGGTAGCCCTAACGCTTCAACAGCTGCTGCTCCACTCGCTCCTGCACTTATAAGATTCACCAAGCTTTCAGCTCTTACCCTCGCAATTTCAGCTTTAGCTTTAACTTGCTCGGTCAGTTCTGGGATTTCCAAATCAAAGCTAATTCCATACCCTAGCCCACCAAGTATTCTATCAAGCTCATGCTGGAATTGATTCCAAAAGCTCATCAGAGCTGGGTAAACACGCCGTTTGGTAAACTGGTGGTCGCTTAACTCAGCATTGTCATATTTCGCACTACTATCATCACCTAAAATGAAGTTAGACACGCCAATAGACTTATTCAACCTATCATTCACAATTTCCACGATGTCTTTAATGGCTAGCGTGCTGTTATTACCCTGGATAGTTTTAACCTCTACTTGGTCAACGCTACTGCCAGTATCATTATCAAACTGTCGCCACGCATAAACCGTTTTATTGCGGTTTCTAGCACCTTTAAGATTATTTTCAAGCTCTTTCCTAGTGGCTAAGTATTTAGCTTCCGTGCTTGCCGTAATAAAGGTTATCGTAGCCGGTATAGCACCATTCTCAAAATAAGCACGCTGGTATTGAGCAATCAAATCATCAATCTGTGCCCAAACTCTAACCGCGCTCGCTGGTGATACGCCTTTTTCAGCATTTCTCGGGCTTCGGCTAAACCTTAACCTCATCACTTGGTCCTCATCAAGAACCTCAAGCCCACTAGTGGTCATCACTTGCCATTCCCACCTGCCATAGCCAAGATATATTCGGCACTCAGGCGGTATAATCGTATAGCCCTCAACCTTGCCACTCGGTTTACGCCAAACGTGAATATCTAGCTCATCTTCAGTTAGCCAGGTAGCAAACATCAAATCAGCAAACTCAGCCCAGCCCATATCATCATTCGGGTTCTTTAACCACTCAAGCTCTGGCGTTCTTGCCATTGGCAATTTTCTACCCCTATCAGTCACGCCATACGGCATCACGGTTTTCATCGCATCAATTAGCGGTCTAACCTGTGCAAACAGATTCTCATAATCGCTACATATAGGACTTGTATAGAACTGATTCGCCAACTCACGAGAAAAATCCCGGCTCTTTTTTCTTCTTAACGCATCTTTTAAGCTATTCAGCCACGACATCTTCTTTCTCCCCTTTCTTCACACTTTTTTTTGCTTTTTTAACACTATTTTTCACACTTTTTCCGAGCAAATCTTCTAAACTTTCAACAAAAGTTTCGCCATCAGTAAAGAATGGCATCTTACCAATTCCATTTTCAAACACCGCTTTATGGCAAAGCTCTTTACCCTCGTCACTAGCAAAACTCACTTTCCTAACATTCAGCTTCTTATCAAATATCAATTTCTTTAGCTTTTTACCTTTATCACCGCACATAGGGCAATCTTGGTAAACGCAAATTATTTCTTTACTCTGTTTCATTTAAGCTGCCCTCCATAGCACGAGTGATATATTTTTCAATCGCTCCGTCGGTAGCTTTGGAGAGCCTATTCAAGCCTGTTTCGCCATTAGTGAGATAAGTCTTCAACACCACCTTGTCATCTACACTTAATTTTGTTCTAATAAACTCTTTGGCAAAATCATCATCAAAACAAGACGCCAATATATCATCGGCGGCTCGGATTTCTTCTGCCGTTTCCATTTTTATGTTTTGTAAACGCAGCTTCTTCTCTGCATCTATTTTAGGCTCGCACTTATGACCTCTAAAGTCGATAGGTTCAAGACCGTTGAAGTGCAACATTGCTCTTTGCTCCTGTTTATATCACCATAATCATAGCATATTTTAGGCTTTATCGCAATCAGAACTCAATGCGTTTTTTGCTCAAATCATCAATCCCATATCTCATGGCATCCATTAGGTGGTCGTTGCCGTCATTCGGCTCATCTAGTATTTCACCAGTCCGTTTTTTACGCCACGCATAAGACAGATATTCTCGTTTTAGGTTTTTGCCATCATAGCTTATCTGCCTCTGGCACACTCTATCAATTCCACGCTTAACCGAACCGGGATTCTTATCAGCTCCTATAATTCTAAAGCCTTTGTTCTTTAACTCAGCTATAATCTCAGGTCTAGCACTATCAGCCACTATCAAAACGTTTTTATCTACGCCAATATCTTCGAATATATCAGCATATTGTGAACCTAGCATACCTTTTCTATATAACTTTTCCACAACCCCCAAACCACCATCATCAAACTCATATATAGCCACTAACGCCGTTTCATCATTGCTAAAACCAAAGTCCAAGCCATATCTAACCAATTTCCCCACTTGACGAATATGGTCGAATGTGTCTTCAATCCAACCTGAGTAAATATTGCCTTCTAACGAGCCAATCTGCCCTAAGCCGTAGACAGTCCACCAGTTGCTGGGTTCTTCACCCTCTTTAGGTTTACGACTTTCGATATTTATTCGCTCCTGATTATCTAACGCCTCGTTATCTTTATAGGTTAAAATAATAAAACTAGTTCTATCTTTCTGCTTTCCCTCAACCAATTCTTCATGTGCCCAAAACTTCGCACTAGGGTTATAATCCAAAATCACAAAATCTCTAGTTCGTCCTGCCAACTGGTCAAAGGTTTCATAATCCAAACCATTCGCCTCATTCACAAACAACACATCACGCCTTGGACCTCGGCTAGTCATAGTATCTACACTCAAAAACTCAATTTGCGAGCCATTGTCAAAAGTGTAGATATTTGCCGACTTATTATAGCTATCAGGATTCCAGCGATTCGTTTCAGTCATTATTCGCTTAAAATCACGCACCACTCCAGTAGTCAAATGCTTGTAGGTCATACCAGCAACTGTTATAAGCGAATTCGGGTAGCTCTCGGCATAGCCCACTAACAATATCAAAATAGAAAAGGTTTTACTGGACGACATACCGCCCTGTATAACCTTATAGAATGTTGGCTCGTATAGTGTAGCCTTAATCTTATTTAGTGCTGTTGTTATCGCTATCGCCATCACCACTCCAGCCACTAGCTCTTATCGCTCTGCCTTGTGCTTCAGCTTCACCTTTGGTCTTATAGATTTTACCTCTACTCCCCCATCTATAACCAATGACTTTTCCACCGGCACTTCTAACTGCTACTACTGGCATATTATTCTCCTTTTTTTCATTATACCACAACAAAAAACCGAACATTTACACGCAAAATGCGGCTTTTTGCCTAGTTTTGTTCGGTTTTATTCTAGCACTCGAACTAACTTTTTATCAACCAATTCTTTTGCTCTTTCTTCGCTAACTTCCCAAGCTGGCGTCCAACTAGAAACATTCTGTCTTTTTTCTATATCATAATAAGCCCTCAATGGCTTTATACGCACATTCTTTTCGTTATACACATAATCACTCGGCTTTTTAACTAAAAGCCTGTCCCAGCTCGTTTTAGGCACTTTGTAGGCGAATTTTGTTTTAGGCTCAAACATTCTTTTCGCTATATCATCAACATTTCCACAATCCCAGTCTAAAATCAACTCGGCATTTTCAGGTATATCAAATTCTTTAGCTACACTTAACGGAGTTCTAACTACTCTAACACCATACTCTAATGCCTCATTCATACTATAACAATAGGTTTCCATATCATTGCTTACCTGCACTAGCCAATCACTATCAGCTATATATGGTCTAACATCAATCCTCGGTTTCATTATAGCTACATTCGGTGATTTAATTTCATCACGCATACTGTTGGTGAAAATAGTCCACAGATAGTGTTTGCCATATTTATCACAATATCTATCCAACGCATCTATAAGCTCTAAGGTTCTTTTAGCGCCTTTAGTTTTATCTTCCAATCTACAAGCCGACACAATCCTCAAAACTTTATCAGGTTTTTCTAAGGTCAGAGGGTTATAGCATTGTATAATCGGCTTATCTACATTCATCACTTTTTCTTGTAGTTCGATTCGCTCCTGAGCATATTTACTCACAGCCAAAAGAGCTGTCAATTTAGGGTGGTCTATTGGTGGTTTATAACCTAACTCTTGATATATAGCATGGCATATGAAGATATGTTCTTTCGCTTCAATCTGCCCTATGGCTTCAATGTTGAAATTATAAAACGCCTTATCAGCATAGTATTTTTCTTTTGGGTTTCTTCTTATACACTTCACCAATTTCTTTAATCGCATCAATTGGTAGAAATCAGCCTCATCATACAAAATAACGAGGTCGTATTGGTGATATTTCTTAGCCATTTCATATAAGAATTGCTCAGTTCCACCAATCCTATTTATATTCCTAAAATAGTATATGTTGGCATATTTATTCGCCATTTTTCTTTCTTTCGCTCAAATCTACAAGCGGTTTAGTTGCGGTCACGGTAGATTCTATCTTTTGCTTTGGCAAGCCATAAACTTGGTTCATCATTCCTTCAAATTCTTTCCATTGTCCTTTAGCGATACAAGTGGCGAGCTTTCTCTCAAACAGCGAGGCATCTTTATCGGTAGCCACAGCTTTCAATTCTTCTTCTGATAGCTTTAACATCTGCTCAAGTTTATATCGAGCAGTATCTTCTTTTTTCCAAGCACCATTGTGTCGAGGGTTACCATTTGGTTGTCCAAACTGTCTAGCCACATTTATCGGATTTCCATTCTTTAGTGTTTTCACCTGCTTTGCGGTGGTTTCGTTTTCCATAACCTTAATATATCACAACTTTATTTTTTTGCAAAGTTTTTCACAAGCTACCCCTGTTAGCTATCTAATTAACTCGCTAAATGTTACTTTATAATACGGTTTATTGTATTTTTGGGCTATTTTACGGCCTTTTGCATTTATTTTGCACAAAATAGGCTCGGCTTCTTTTTTAGCTTCATCATAAGATATATAGCCCAAGGCCAAAGCCATTTTAATGGCTTCTATGTCCTTTATATTTTGTACTGCTTCTTTATCCATTTTGCCTTTCGTTTATTTAATATGCTTATATTATACCAAACCTTAGGCGAAATGTAAAGTGCTTATTCCATTATACGCCGGGCTTCTTTAGCAAAAACCACCTCTTGGCTAAGGTTTTCCCAAAACAATTCGCCCTTTTTAGGCAGGCACGAGGACAATTCAATATAGGCGTTGCAGTTTTCTGGAAAAGTGTGCACCGCTAAATGGCTCTCGCCTAGTAGCCATACTGCCGAATAGCCGAACTTCTCAAACTGATGGTCAGTAAAATCTAAAATGTTAAAACCTGCACGCTGTAGGTTGTTAGTTAGCACTTCTTTAAGCCACCGTTCATCACTGTGTTTAATAATGCCCGAAAAGTTTTCAATCCGCGTCTTCATAGCTTTCCCTTATGTCCTTAAAATCGTTTTGTATATTGTTGCCCTTATCGCCGGGCTTGTAAAACACTAAAACTTCTTGATGCCGCCTACCCACTTTCCTATTTTTCATAGTGTTGCCAACCCTTAGGGCTAAAGTACCAATGGCATCAACCAGCACTAACTGATTGTACAAATGGCAACCATTTTTTTCAAATATTTTAGTTATATCGCCGGGTATATCATAGTAGTAACCTTTTTTGTCCCGCACTGCCGACATTACCACTATGGCAAAGCGGTTTTTCTTTAGCAACTTAGCAGATTCGGTAAATGCAGTGTCTAACAATTGTAAAAACTCTGCGTAACTGGCTTGGTTACTGGCATCCCGTGCGTCATCAGAGTAGTGTTCCAAATCAAAATACGGCGGGCATGAGAAAAACAAGTCTTGGCTTTCGGGTTTTAGGTATTTACCAATGTTACGCCCATCATCACAATAATATGTAGCAGTTAGGTTTTCCTTTTGCACTCTTTCATTGTTTAACTTGGTTTGTTCTGCCCTTAACTCCGTGCCGGTAAAATTAGCCCCTAGGTATGACATTACAAAGCCGCCTACAGAATCACCGGCAAAGCAATCAAATGCTGCAGGTTTGTAGTCTATGTTGTCCGGCATAAACCATTTATACATAACTTCCACCAATGCAGCGTCTAAAATTGAAACGCCGTTGTTTATTTGGCTTATTGCACCATTAGAGTCCAGCAAGCCCTCACGAGATTCGCCATTGTCATTTATTAACGCATTCCACTGCTTTTTTCTTGCCTGCCAACCCTCTTTACGAGTGTCCAAAACACTAAATGGCGGTATTAAAAACTTGTCCGTTAAACTGCCACTTTCAAAGTCTTGGTATCTTTGCATGTCTTCCTCAAATATTACGCCCCACTTTTTAGCAATTTCTTCATCTAACTCATCTTTAATGGCAGGCTCGTCCCATTCAAGGTCTGCTGCTGCCGTGGCGTTATCTGCCAAAGCCATTTCCCGGCCTTTTTTAGAGTTTAGACTAATATCCGTGCGTTTAACTGCTACAATTTCATTTCCTGTGGTTTCTACAATCTTGACATTTTCTAACCCGGCTTGGCCGGCGGCTTCAATAATGCCGTTGCCGGCTATAATGTTATTGTCTTTGTCAATTAAAATACTTCTGCCCGCACCAAGCTCTTTTAATGACTTTTCAAGCAGGCTCATCCCGTACTCCGTGTGCTTGTTAAAGTTCTTGTCATCAAACTTCAAATCTTTAATTTCACTCATTCTTCACCTCCGAGTTGTTTTTTTAGTTTTTCCATTGAAGTCTGCCAAGCTTCATCTAATTCTATCTGCACAGCCGTATTCATATATTATCCTTTGGATAATTAAATATTGCCGTTGGTTTATTCTTGTCACTAAAATCAGGCATAAATATAAGTTTAGTCTTATCATCAACTAAGTCCCACGCTAAATTAAGTGCTAATTTTGCGTTTTTGCGTGAGTCGGATAAATCTGCCGTAAACTTTTGTTTGCCATATTCAAAAGTTAGCTTCATTCTTCACCTCCGAGGTTTCCAATCTGTTGCTCAAGCTCTGTGATTCTTTCAGCTTGAGCCTTAATTACTGCATGTAAGTATTCACTTGTCTTGCTCTTTTGATTAAGCATAAACCTACCAAATAGCTCTTCATACTCTTGCGCTGAAATACTTGTTGATGATTCTTCGTAGCAACTTCCGTCTGGGTTCCAGGATACAAGTTCGAGGCTATAACCCATTTTTATTGCGCTCATTCTTCACCTCCTTTCTTTAAACAATAAATAAAGACTAGCAATGCTATGAAGCACACTACCGCTGCCCAAGTCAAACTGATTTCAAATGTAATATCGCCACTCATTCTTCACCTCCGAAAAGCAAGTCTAGGTCTTTGTCATTTTCTTCAATGTGACCATAATCTTTTACTCTAAAGAGTATTCTTCCAGTGCTGATTCTTTCTTGATATTTGGCTTTGGCGCCATCATACTCCCATAAATCGATTTTGAACCCTTTATCTTTCAATCGTTTCCAAGCCTTGAGCTTTTCCACAGCTTTCTCGGCTTCTGCATAAGTTTCAAAGTAGTTGCCGATTGCTTCACGCCGTTTAGCAACAGTGCTATTACCGATAGGCGAATACCCAACGCCCGAGCCGTCATCACGAATAAAATAATACTCTTTCGGTTCTTCTGGCGCATCTTCCCACTCCTCGTTGAGTTCGGCGAGGGACCTGTAAGCACCAGATACCCTTTCGGGAGGTCTATGCCCGTTGCTCTTGAACACTGCTAAAATATGTTTTTGCCCATCAAACTGAAAGTCATGAGTTTCTCTCACATAACCATCGACTACTATCTCCCCCGTCTTTTTATTCCGCAGTTTCATTCTTCACCTCCATTTTATACAATAGTATCACGAATTTTCGCACTTTCATTTGTTCTTTCCAATTTAATCTACTAAACCACAAATTCAAATTCATCACTGCTCCTCACAAAGCCCCACCAAAAGAGCTAACATAAAAGCTACTAATAGCAATAGTGTAGCTATAACACCAACTACATCACCAACTGGCTCTTTTTTCTTTTTACTCATTATCAATCCTTTCTAGTTTATCTAGCGGAATTGCTCGCACCGCCATAAGTTTGCCATTTCTAGTTTTTAGCCCCTCAACTGGGCTTTTACATATATCTTCATTTTTAACATTATACACTCCCTTATAAGAACCTCGCAAAATCTTCACTTGTATATCTTTTCCACAAGCTATCTTATACCTCGCTACCAAGACACACCTATCGTGGTATCTCGGCTCAATTATATTTATCATAACACACCTCTCAAAGTTAATTTTTAAGCTTCGTATCTGACCTCACCCCCTAACTTATCTTCATATATACAAAATCCATCTTCTTCTCTAATAAACTTTAATCCGCGGCGTCCGTGCCTACCACCTTTACTGCCAGCGACTTTAGCAAGTGCTATATTTGAGGCAAATCCTCCAGTATGCCCATTTTTCCCACCTTTACTACCAATTTCTTTATAATGTTCAAGCCATCTCTCGCCATATTTTTCTCTCATAGTTTTCCTAAATTTTTCGCTTGCTATTTTTCCAGCAGGTGTATTTGCTTTTGGTCGTGCCATTTTATTCTCCTCCTAATTGTTTTTTTAATTCATCTTTATATTTAATAATTTCAGGGTCTACAGCGATTTCACCTAAACTCATATATGTATTTTTTAATTCTGTTAAGTCCCCACAAGTCCCTAATCTTAATTTAGCTATAGCAACATCATGTTCGCTAAATCTACTGCTTTTTCTACTACTTTTAACTTCCACGCTGTTCGCATCATTATCATCACCTTTTTCTGAAATATTGAACAAACGCATTAAGAAGTATTTAGTTCCAGCCGTTTCTGCTTTATTTATGCCCTTATCGCCAAAATCACTAGCTTCACCACACCAGCTAGCAATTTCTCTATCTTCTTTATCATCGCCATTTATAATTGTAAAGGTCATTGTTAAAACATAATGATAGCCGGTCGTATCATATTTACTTTTAATCTCGTCCGTGCTAACGCTATCTACATTCGGAACAATAATTATATGATATTTATCAAATAACTCTCTAATCTTACCAGCTACCACACCATATTCAATATAATCATAATGTTGCTGGGCATTTTTACCTGATTTATCAACCGCGCCAATCTCTTTCCCGATAGCGGCTAACTTACTTGCTAGGCTTTGGACTTCGCTCATTTTTTAACTCCTCTTTTATATTCTTTTCAAAATTATTTAATGTTGCTATTGCCACTCCAAGTAGCATTGTATTTTGTAAAACATCTTCAGTTTCTTTTAATGTCTTGTCTATAGCTTTTTGAATAGCATCTTCCACCATACTATTCATTTCGTTCTCTCCTTTCTATTTCTTCCATTATTTCTTCCCTCATTATTCGTTGTTCTTCTTCAAACCTCGGTGTATCTTCATAATCGTAATCAATTCCCCACATTTTCTTCTCCTTTAATTACATCAGGGTATTCTTCTCCATAAACTTTTTCTGCATAATCCATAATTCTACTCATATAAGCCTCGCAAATTTTTATTTATACTATTTATTTCTTTGTTTATTTTTGTTAATAAATCGTCCACAGCTTTTTTGCCGTGGAAACGATATACCAACACTTTGCTTTTTGTTGGTATATATTTGACATTTACTTCCATTTTGTCCTTTCGTTTAATTTAATATGTATCTATTATATAACACAAACATTTTAATGTAAATAGTTTTTTACAAAAAAAGAACAAAAAAACTTTGTCCTTTTTCCACAACCTTTTAAGCTGTTCTAATCCAAGTATACAAAGGCTGATTTACTGATGGGGCACATAAAACCCATGTTCCTGTCCATGAAGTATTTGGGTTAAACGAAGAATTAGATGTCGAATAGTATGAGCCCACCGGATATATTAGGTTTATTATGTCATTAGCTGATGGGACAGAATTAGCAATCGCTTTAATGCGACTTGCTAAATCTTCCCACTGCGAATCACTAGGAATTTTATTCGCCATAATTTACTCCTAACTCCAAAGGGCGGACCATTGGCTAGAAGTAAATTCCTCTACTTGAGCATCTGCAGACAACACTTGATTGGCCATCGTTAAATTATTTCCTACTTTGATACCACCAAGTGTAGAAGATGAAGCTACTGGCAAAACAAATGTAGCATCTTCCCAAGTCCCGTCAGCTTTCAGAAACTTTCCAGCATCAGCAGTAGCAGGTGCAGGAACTAAACCAGCAGAACCAGCACTAGTCCCATCAGTCCCAGTAAAATCAGAATATGTTGTATCCGTCGCTGAAATCGTATTGCCAGAAATTGAGATATTTCTACCAGCTGTTAATTTGTCTTGCTTCCCGTTCCATGTAGTCTTATTTGAAGCCGTAACAAACTTATTAGCCGAAGTAGAATCATCTACTAAATCAGCATCCAATTTATTAGATGCCGTGATTTCACTTTGCAATCCAGCAACCAAATCGGCTACCGAAAATTCAATAGTATTGCCATTCTCTAAAGTGAGTATGATTTTCTTGGTGGCAGAATCATATTCACCATCCACTACTACACTTTCAAGTGGGAGGTCAATAGTTTGAGCAGAGCCAAGATTATTCCCATCTTGGTCTTTTAATTGTGCCGTTACAACATAAGTTGAGCTATTGATAGACATCACAAATGCTGCACCATATTTAGTGCTGGCTGGCAATGCCGAAACATCAGATGCAGTAGTAGGCACAGTGATATTTATAGTTTTATTTGACGTAGCGTTAGCTGAAAATGTATCAATTGTAGAACTATTTTTTTGAATAGTTAAAGTCCCATCTCCAATTGAAGTGCTATCTGCCTTTGCTTTTATTCTTGAGGCTAAATCAGCCCATTGTAAATCAGTTGGTATTTTATTCGCCATCTTTTTCCTTTCTTTTATTTAATGGTTTTGCCATAATAATTCCCATTCATCCCCTGTAAACGTAGTTGGCTCATTTTCTAAATCATCATAATCGCCACTAAAGGCTACAGAGGCTAATTCATTACTGCTAACAAAATCTGACGTATTTTCTAAATCAGATGTTGTCAAAATTACATCACCAGTTTGTCCATTTACAGAAGTCACTGCACCTACAATATACTGGTAATTGATATTTTCTTCTTCTAAAGTAAGAGTTTGCGTAGGTGTATCATTATCTAAAACAAGCTCTTGCTCTCCAGCTTCGGGCATCAGCGTAATTTCTTTTTCGCCATCTTCTGTCATTATCACTCCTTTTCATTGACAATCCAACCGGATGAATTGCCTATGAGAAGATACCCACGAGCTGGCTTCACACGATATTCATCACTATTTTCAACTGCAGTAAAATCCCACACATATTTTCCATAATCAAGATTCTCAGTATCTTCTGGAGTTATTGTAATATGGTAAAAACCATCTTCATCAAATGTCATATCCTCCAAAGACTTATTTATTGCAGGAGTTTTATCAGTCCACTTTTTTTTCACTACAAAATAAGCTTTTTGTGCCGGTTGCATAATTGGTTCTCCGTCTTCATCCAACCTTTGACCTTTTAATTTTAGCGTCGTCCCCCTGTTAAGGCTTAGTGATTGTAGATTCCCAACTATAGGAACATTTTGACAACAATTCATAGTTTCATCATAGCATATTTTGGTTATTTTGAAAAGAGAAAAAAGCCTGCCGTTCATACCTAACGGCAGGGTAGAATGGAAGTATATAGTGTGTCCCGTTTTTATTTATTGCAGGTTGAGGTCACCTGCTACTTAAAATATATACCCATCATCATTATTTTTCAAGTATCTACTCACGAACTTTATTGCCTCATCAGCCCCACGGCAAATCTTACACGGTATTCCGGCTGATTCATAAACTTTGCCCCAAGCTTTTTGCTCATCACTCACTACACCACCTTTTCGTCTTTTCATTTCAATCCGTAGTTCCTGATAACAATCTACTTTCCCGTCAATGTTTTTAATCGGCACGAAAACTTCATAATCCCACACTCCACGGCTCTGTCCCATTCTTTTTAACTTTGCTCCTCTAATCATAGCACTTTTACTGCTCATTCTACTTTCATTCGCAATATGAGCCACAGGTATATTTTCTAATTTTAACCAATTGCTAAAAGCTATACATTCATCATCTTCTAGTGGGTTAAAATCAACTTTATCCATAACAAGAATATAGCACTAAGGCTATTTTTTTGTCAATTTTTTTTCTTGTTCATCATACCATTCACAATATTCTTTATATTGCCTGGCTAATGCACCGTTGCCTCCACGAGTTTCATAGACCTTAAACTCGTTGTCAATTCTATCTCTATTTGTTGGCATTTTTTTTAGAACTTCAGCCCATAAAATATCTTGTGTAATCATATTCTGGATTGAGCTTTTAGCTGCATTCATCTGTGCGAGTTTTTTAGCTTCATCGCGGTCTTTTTTTCGTTGTGAGTTCATGTAGATATTGGACAACCCAACAAAGACTGTCGCCACCGCTGTTATTGTTGTTGTAATAATTGCCACATCCATGTTGTTTTTATCATAGCACTTTTTAATAGATTTTTCAATTTATCATTTTAAGCACTTTCTAAGCCATTTTAATTTCCAAGATATATAACAACACAACTTTCACACCATACCCACCTTAGAACGCATTTATTTGCTTTCTAAACTATATTTTGTTAGATGTTCTTGCCTCATTTATTCAAGCCTTTTAACATTTTCTTTATTTACACTATTTAATTTATTTTGTTCTTCTTCAGCTTCTAATTCTTTTAACACATAATTTCTAAACGCTGGCAAATCTTTAACTTCTTTTACTTTTCTAAATCTTACTTGTAAAATATCACAAGGTCTGACGCTCTCATTCCCCAACATAAACAATAGATATCTATCGTTTTCATCAAACTGAGCTTCTAACAATCTTTCAGCTTGTTTTTTTGTAGCCCACAAGTATTTCTGTAACCCATTTTCATCTACACCAAGATTTTTCACTATAATTGATGCTACAACTTTATCTTCCATTCTTTTTTTGCCTTTCATTTATTATAATTTTATTATAACACATCATAACACCCATCTTTTTTTGCCTTGCGAGGCATTATCACTCCATTTTTTCCAATCGTCACTATTTTCATTATAAAATCGCCAAACTGCATCTCTATTTTCTAATAAACTACTAAAATCTTTTATATTTTTAATGTCTTTTGACAAATAAGTGTATTGCCCTCGCATTTTTAATGATGCGACTAACAATTTCACTTTATCTTCGCCCTCTAACTCTAGTAATCGTTTAGCCGCCTCGACGTTTTCAACATCTTCAATCAATTTGTAACCTAAAATCTTTTCCCAAATAATAAACAATCTTTTCCATGTTATATCTTCACCTTTTTTAATCTCATATAACTTCATACTATGCAATTCCTCACTATTTTTTAATGGGAAAAGCCCTTGCCATCCATTTTCAATCGACTGATATATGACTTTTATTTGTTTATCTTCTGCATCTTCTAACTTCCTAACTTTATCAATTGCTAACTCCAAAGCTTTACTCGTCATATTTTTCTTATTTAACTTTCTACTTTTAATCAACTCAATAAACGCATCTTTTAACTCGCCATCAACTTCTTTTTCTTCAAAAACATCATCATAGTTTCTTTCTTTTTTACTTTCTTTCTTTATATCTATATTATTATTTATATTATTATCTATATTATTATGTCCTACTTTATACAACTCTGCCTGGTAATTTTTACTACCCTGACTTGTATTTTTTATTAGGCAGGTTGTTAGAAATCGCTTTCTCCCATCGAATTTTTTTACCTTTACATAGCCATATTTTGTGAGTAAAGCAATTGACTTTGTGATTTTCGCTTCACTACATTGACAGAACTCAGCCAGATATTCGTTACTGGCATAACACCCCTCATCACCGTCTAAGCTATCTATTTCAGTTAGTATTATTTTATCCAGAGCTGTCAATCGCTCATCTAACCAGATTTCTTTGGGAATCCACACTCCCTTAAAATCCCTCTCCATTTAATTACCTCACTTTCTGTCCATTTTTATTTTATAAAGAAATCCCCTAGCTGTTATACTAGGGGTGCGAAATATGTCCACCTATAGTATAGCACCTAAACCTAACGGCGTCAATGGACATATTCCGCCGCTAATTTAATTATATACAAAAACCTAATCTTGTAAATATGTAAAATATTTATACAATAAAGTTTTCCACAACTTCGTATAATTCTTTTATACAATAAAATATTTATACAAAAAAAGAAACTCCCCAAGCCAAAACGAAAGACAAAGGCGTTGGGGAGTGGCATCAAGCGAAGTGTAAAATGCCAATTTAATTATAACACAATTTCTCTAATTTTGCGTGTTGAAATTATATCAGCACTACTAACCGCTGAAGAAAAGAACACTTTTTGATGATTATTTTCAACCAAACCTAAAACCGCACCGGCACTGCTGAACACATTAGTTATAATATCTTCATTACCAGATTCATAAACAATTGTAAATGAGCTCACACTACTACCACGATATTTTACGACATTAGTATTTACACTCGGAGCTATATTATAACTCGTTTTTAGGTCTAACAACGCTCTCTCATATGCTAAAATCAGTTCCTGGAGGTTTTTTTCATCATTCATATCAATTCACCCACTCGTTTACATATTTAACATTTATATCCATATTCGCCGATGCTGTAACTTTTACATCATAATTTTTGCTAACACTACCACCATTTTTGATTGTATTTATATCATCACTATTATAATCTAAAACATATATCAACCGCCCAATCATACCAGACTCCTCATCATAACACGGCACATTCCTAATCTCAATATTGTCCAAATTATTTATACCAAAATAAACACCAATAAGCGGATTATTGCCATTCGTGTCAAAGAGGAGTTTAGCCATAGTTTTAGACCTTGCCACTAAACCAGAACCAAAATTATGATTTTCTAAGTCAAAGTTCAAAGTAATATCTTGAGTAGTAGTTTTTAACACCTCTGGGCTAACATCATACTGGCTTTTTAATGCTAAAAGCTCCCGTCTAATATTGTCCATTTCTTTATCAAATTCGTTCATCTCTACTCCGTGTATAAATTATTTATACTCCCATTGCTTACCACTTTAACCACTCCACTTAAACTCACATTATTCACATAGCACTCATATTCAAATGTCATCGTCCTAGAACTGCTTTCCCAGCTCACATTCACCGGCTGAAAATATTGTGCATTAGAAATATAGCACTGGCAATAGGGAACATCACTCTGATTTTCATTATACACCATCCTAACCCTAAAGATATTATCACCGCCAACTGAATCAAAATTGTATTCAGACGACAAGCTATCAAAATTCGCCGAGCCAAGACCCTGAGCATGAGAGGTTTTTAACGCTAAAAGCTCCTCCTTAATATGCTTTAAGCGTTGTATAAAATTATTATACATTTCTACACCCTCTCTAAAATAGGTGCAACTTCCTCACCATTAGCCCCTGACACAGTAACTTCTAACTCGTTGACCTTAAACTTGCCATTGGTCATTCCAGTTATATCTTCATCATTCTTAATCGTCACTATATCACCAATCCAGATTTTAATATCGGCATTAGGTGTCGGCTCAATCACATTTCCCAATAGTTTTATAGTCGGTTTCCATATCGGATTAGCATCATTATGCAACTCAGTTTGGACTTTTTCATTTAACGTCTTTTGCACAGACACCGAACTTTCTTGTATCAGTTTTTCAAAATAACCATACTTTAACACCGCATCATCATCAGTCGCACGAGATATAATTGCCGTATTTTTAGCTGGGTCACTACTCACTTCACCAGAGCCTAGACCAATTATACTAGTAGCAATGCCGTCAACCTCAGCCGCCGAAATAGACACAGCCGAAGTCCCATTTAGGATTGTCGGGTAATTTATCACATAACTTTTAATATTATCGCCAAACTTATTGCTCGCCTTAACATCATATCTTTTATCAGCATAAAAATAAACATCAAACGGACCAGCACCAGTCGTGTTATCACACCTATCACAAATCCACTCTTTAACCGTTTTATAATTATCAAACGTGTGGTCAATTACTGGCAACGTCCCAATAGTATTAGAAACAAGTCCGTAGGTTTTTCCGCCTTGTGCTGAGCGTGTGTTAGCCAAATCAACATATCTCTTTACTAACGCCCCCATTCTGCCAGTCACTTTGCCAATCGGGTTGATATATACTCCGTCAAGTAGATTTAGATAGCCGTCAAACTTCAAATCCAAATCAGCACTATCACCTTTAGGAGAATAAGCCGGCATAGTAGCCAAAAATCCACCAATCACTTCAACGCCATTTCTTAAAACTCTGCACTCTAACGCAAACGGTCTAAGCATGGTATTCAAATCAATATTTCTTTCCTCACACCACCTGCTAAACAAAACATCATTTATCGTAAAATCAATCTCATCAGCCCCGATTTTAGTTCGCCGTCTAACCCACTTTAATCCAACCGCAATAGGTCTAACATCTCCAATCAGCACTCCATCAAGATATAATCTAACTTCATAATTCACCATTAGCCTACAATCTCCTGCCAGTAGATTTTGCTAGACGTAGCATTTACATCATCATCAGTATAAGTCACTCGGTTTTCGCCAGGTGCAAGGTTAATCCAGTTGCCAGAGATATTCGTTAAGACATTCACACCATTTAATGTAGCCGTGTGGTCAAACATATTCACCACCAGCTTTTGCGAGCTTGTTATCGCCCCTTTATAGGTCAATGTTGTGCCAGTAGTTAAAACTGATATTTGCGGATTTATCGAAGGACCGACAACTTCCCACACCGGATACACCGTGCTAATAGAATCAATGTTTACAATAGTAGGACCACCGCCACTACCAGCCGCCCATATAGCACCAACATCATCCCAAGTAGCCCCCACATTGTCCCAAATAAGACCACCTTGCTCTACGCCATGCGAAATGAAAATGTTTAACGACTTTGTATAAGCTTCATTCCCGTCAGCATCTTCAGCATAACTATAATAATTCACATCTTCAAAGTTCAATCCCACACTATATTCAGGAAATAGCTGGAACATCTCCTCTACTTCAGGAGCATTTGCGATAAAACCTTTTCTTCGTTGTATAGCCGTTCCGTCGTTGAAGATATAGACAACTGTATAATAAAAGTCTTTTCTAAAGAACCTGAAAAACGCCCGACGATAATTTTCAATCTCAGTCTTTGGAATAGTCGCATCACCAATATAACCGCTAAAGACTTGAGTAGTAGCACGCCTAACTTGCCCAGCCAACATCACACCGTCATTGCCTTGAACTTCTACCACATCATTTTCAAAACTATTCGCTGTAAAATGAGTTAGGGAATTGTTAAACTCATAAGCACCAGAGCCTAGCAAAAACCTTTCGCCATCGCTCCTCTTAAACAATGCGAGAATATAACATTTAGTTTGTATATCATCTAAGTTCATGCGGCTCTCCTTATACTTTCTATCATAACACGCCCAATCTCTTGTGCGTCAAGTTTATTATCTATATTATTGTTCATAGTCACATTGATAGTTCTGCCACCCAACTCATCTTGTTCTTTCATCTGTTCAGTTAAAATGCTAGCCAAAGTCCCAGCCCAATTATCAGTATTATTATCTAATGGTAAAACTGCCTCATTACCTTGCTCACCAATCATTGCAAGCGTAGCATTTTCTACAACACCACCAGTAGCCAATAGAGGAATTTGTGGAACGTTAATTGTGCCAATCCAATCAAACGGCTTTAGTCCTAAAATTTCAATCCCTTTTAAGGTGTTTAGAAAGCCGTTGATGGCATTGAAAGGAATCGCTACAATATGGTTTATGCCAGAGATGATAGCATTGACGATATTTCTAAAGGCGTTAGAAATGCCATCTACAATTCCCATAAAGATTTTACCACCAGTAGAAAATATATTTTTCACAGCATTCCACGCATTACCAAAAACGCTCCCAAAGAAACCTGCCAACCTACCAAAGATGCTAGTAATGAAGTTCCAAACGCCTTGAACACCGGCTTTAATTCCATTCCAAGCATTTGTAAAGATAGAAGATATGGTGTTAACAATAGAACCAATAAATTGACCAACCCATGAAAATATCGAACCAAAGAGATTCCCTACAACTCTCAACGCCGCACCTATCCCTTCAAACAACCATCCAAACTTTTCGCCAATGAATGTTGCAACAGAGTTCACAATATCTCCAATCCAGCTAAATGTAGAGTTAAACCAGTTGCCGACTTCTTGAATATGTGTTACTAGCAAAATAAGCCCAGCAATCAACGCTGATATGCCTAGAATAATCCACGTTATCGGACTAGCCGACATAGCCGCATTCACTACCCATATTCCAGCAGATATTGCCGCTAGAACTCCAACGAATGCTCCTACAAATTGTAGAATCCATTGATTCTGGTCGAGGAAATCAATTATCCCAATCACGAATTCAGCTACATCCGCTAACGAGTTAGATATATCTTCAATGGCTTTTTCTATTTTCTCCGGTCCAATTCTCTGTATTACTTTGGTTATTGCTTTCGTAATCCTGGTATTTAAGTTTTCAAGCGAAGTTCCAATTCCTCCGGTCATTGCTCTTGCTTGCTCATCAAAAGACGCAAAATTCGCTCCGCCCTCATCAGTCAACTTCACGATTGTGGCATTCATATCGTCAAAGGTGACGGTGCCTTTTTGGAGGGCATAATATAAATCATTCCCATTATGCCCCGCTCCTAATAAAGTTTCAGCTAATTGCCTTAATTGTCCAGAAGCAACATCCGTGATTGAGCTCCAGCTCTGCATATCTACTTTTCCGCGAGCTAACATTTGATTATATTGTTCTAGGGCATTTGCCGCTGCTTCAGTTCCATGCCCGCCTGCCAAAATCATTTTGTTAAAGCCAATCGCCAAACTTGTAGCGTTTACCGTCCCTCTATTCAAATTGCCCATGGTAGCCGCTAACTTTTGCGTGTCGCTAATTGCGGAATCAAGCGTTGTTGGCAAGCCATCAAAAGTTCCGTCTAATTTCTCAAACGAGGAGTTCGCTTCCTCAGCCGAATAGCCCATTGCCTGCATGATTTTCGGAAAATTGTTAATGGTATCTACACGCTTAATAGCCGCATCAAGGTGGTTAGATATTGTGTTGGTGATTTTAGTTATAGCACTCGCAATAAGAGAACCAGCCGCAACACTCCACGCATTAGCCCACTTATCACCACCTCGTTTTCCAGAACTTTTCATCTGTTCTTCAGACTTCGCTAACTCGGCAGTCACATTGCTACCGTCAAACCTTAATTTGATTATAGCTTCACCAACTTCAGCCGCCATTATCTACCACCTTTCGCTAGTTTTTCTTCTTTCTTTAATATCTGTATAGCTTGTCTTAAACTTCTCGGCATATGCCCACTTTTAGTAGCATTATTCGCACCAGCCACAGATGCCAAAATCAGATTCTCTAATCCCAACCTATCTCTCGCATCTCTGGCTCTTTCAGCTTCAATATATTTAGCCATTTGCACATCACCAATCTCACCAAACTTCCACGCTACAAAAGCGTCATACCCAAATCTTGCTAAAATCTCAGCAATATAAGCATCTACATTGTCAAATCCGGCTTGCTTCCTGCCTTTAATATTAGATTCGTGGACTTCTTCCATTTGCTCAGAAGTCAGAAAATCTGATGCCCGATATTCTCGCTTCTTTTCAGCGATTTTCTTCACATCATTTAATGTAAGTTTATCAGGCATCATCATTCAACTCCTAAGCAGACGCAACCGTATCATAAACGCCAGTTGTGACGTTCAGACGCTTCTTGCTTGTTAAGTCATAATCGCCAAGTCGTGCAGAATATTGTGGGTAGCCATCGCCAGAGTGCAAAGCCGCATTGTAGATGATAGGATGAAGTTGGAGAGTGATAGTTGGAGTATCACCAGTTCCAATCTCAATATCATCATCAACGCTAGGCACACAACGGGTAAGCTCCACATCTACACTAGAGCCGTCATCACACAAGCCCTGTGCAATAACTGACATATAGTCGCCCTCAGCACAGATATCTGTTCCGTCCCAAATCACATTTCCAGCGGTTTCAGACGCACCTTCATAAGTTGCGGCGTTCCACTTCTGAATTGCGAGCCCTAGATTCTTAAAGGTGTCCATTAGGAATGTAATAGAACCAGTAAACGAATCAAAAGTCCCCGAAATAGAAGTTTCAGTCGTGCCTAAAGTAGATGCTCGGCTTCGCTTCCGTGGTGCAACATTTAACGTCATCACAGTATCTTGTCCGAGGTCATCTGGCTCAAGAGTAAACACGCTCCACGCACTAGTCGTTGCATCCCATTTCCTGAACACAATTCGGCGTAGTTGGGTGATATTTTGAACTGCCATTTGTTTTCCTTTCTTAATTTATATCGTATATTATTTCAGCACTAGCCACTTTCACAATAAGATTATTAGCCGTTATAAGTGAGTTTTGAGGGGTAGTTGAGGGTCTTACTCTCACATTACTAAAGCTATAAGTAGTGCCACCGACGCTTCCAGCAAGTTCACAAAAGCACGGGTTATCTAAAAGCCATTTCAAAATCTGTTTATGCACATCTTCAGTCTTTGGCTTATTCGCAAACGCTACATAGAAGTCCACGGTAGTCTTTAGGTTATGTCCTTTAGGAGATAAAGACGCATCGCCACCCCTAGTCACTAACCAAACGCCACTAGCTGGCTTGCCATCGGCATATAACGGAGCTTGCTCCCAAAAACAATCTTTATCAACGACAAGTCCAGCAACATTGTCGTCGGTCATCTGTTTCAGTAAAGCTAACGTTATCATTTCGTTATATCTCCAAAGTATTTTTGCATATAATTGCCAGTCATAATCATATTTTTGGCATTTTCCATGTAGTGTTCAGTAGCAGGGTTTCTATTCGGTCCTTGCTCACGCTTCCACGCATAACGCACCACACGACCACCAAACGTTCCACCAGCTATAACATCTATTTCGCCTTTGCCTGCTTCTTCGGCTCGGATAGTTCCTCTTAAGGCACCAGTCACATACGGAGCATTCCGTCTAGCTTGTGATGCTATATCAAAACCTAACCTAAACAGACAATTCATAGCGTTGTCATCTATTCTTTTAATTGCCCCCCTATCCCATTTGACTTTTACACTAGCTACTTCAGGCATCTGCAACCTCGGTCTGCACCAACCGAAGTTCCACGTGTTCTATTTTGCCAGTGTGCTGATTTTTACCAATTCCAGCATCTACAATCATATAATATTGGTCTTCTTGCGTGTTATAGACCATATAATTAGACACTAGTCGATTGGTATTTAGCGTCGGCAATTGCTCAGGGTGAGCGTAGATTAGAATATCAGAGTTTAGTGTTTCTGGCGTGTTGTTTATAGACGAGCTATTGCCCTCATCTACTACTACATCAATATCACTTATCAATTGGAATTCATTGCCCACAATAGTTCCGTGCTGGCAAATTCCTAACTGCCATACACCAGAAATTATTGCATTAGGAAATGCGTCAAAAATTGATAAATCCATTGTTGTAGTATCCGCAACAGTGCCTTGCATTTCGCTCTACTTTAATCACACCCTCACATTGGCTATATTTGTCAATGATATCTTCATACTGAGAATAGATTTGCTCGAAAGCGTTGGTAGCACTACTCTTAAAGTTTATTGTAAAGTTTCTAACACTTTTAGACTCAATCGAGTCTTGTGCCCCTTGAAACTTCAGAGTTGCACATAGAAAATTAGCCAACAGTAATGCTAAATCTTGGTTATTTTCATCTAACTCTGGAAGTTCTTCAAGGCAGAGAAAAGACGCAAGCCTCATTTCTGCAATGCCCAGCAAGATGCCCCAATCTTCATCTGAGCAGTTTACGGTTTGTCCTGTGAGCAAAGTATACTGGTCTTGCGTCATCATATTCTCCTAATTAAGCACTTACAGAGCCTAAGCCTTTAATAGCGGCAGCACTCTTGTATTTAGTCAAAGTTCCACCAAGAGGCATCTCGTTGAGCAAGATGTTCTGGTTGGTAGATACATCAAAGAATGGATAAACACGAGGCGACATTTCACCAGTCGTAGTATAACCATTGCGGACTAATAGGTAAGCATCGTTAACTGTATCATATTCCATCCAGCGTGGTGCAAACACACGAGCTACACGGAAGATGTCTTCAGCAGTTGCACCTGGTTCAATCAGGTAGCGGTTGCCGACCTTAGCTTGGAAAGCAGCAGTCAAAACAGACGGCTTTACAACCAAGATTTGTTCACCCTCAGAAAGAATCCATTGGCGAGCGCCAACGATACCATCATAAAGGTTATCGCCATCATTAACTTCATAAGTAGATGCTACTAATGAACCGTAGCCACTCTCAGCGGCACAGTCAGCGGCAATTGGATACAAACCAGTGCCAGTTGAAGGGTCAAACATACGGAGGTCAGCTTCGTTCCCAGCAGGAGCGGTTCTGCCATCGCCGATGAAGATAGCTCTTTCAATAGAAAGCATAATCTGGTCGAGAAGTTCACGAGAACGGAATTCGAGAAGTTCTGGATTCTCGTAGATTTCCATTGCATCTAGCGAAAGTTTCTTGTAAATCATTTTGTCATAGGCAACACGAATGGTGTTAGTCAAAGTTTCATCAACTTTGGTATCACCTTTCTTATGACCTTGTGCTTCTTTACCATAATCAGCAGTGCCAGCGAGAGCGTTGTTTCTTAAACCACGACCGTTAGTTCCACCAATGTGGTAAACATAGCTTAAAATGCCGTCAGCTTTTTCCATGGCATCAGTAAACATATTGGTGATGTTTAGTGGAGTGCCAAGACCAGTGATAGCATCATTGCTTTTTAGTGCAGCCTCAAAGCGTTGGTCAAACTTGAAGTTCGAGGCTTTTAATGCGTCCCGGATAGCATTGAATTTAGC